CCATCTGTTCCTTAGACTGGGTAATACAATATTTATCCCACACACCCACACGCTGTAGGAAGGGTGAGCATTTGTTTGCGAGTCTCTTCTTGCTGTCTGCCCAACCGAAGCCCCTAGGCACCCCCACGCGCTACACGTATTATATAGATATCCTCCCCACTAACTGGAGGGTAATATAAGCAATTTGAATAAAGACTCATATAGAGGAAGATCATGAAACATTTAAAAGACACAACCTACTGGGAACATCTTAAATTCGCTTGGGGCGTAAGCGGGATGATGGTAGTATTGGTAGGTGCAGGGCTTGTTCATGGATTATTCCCTTGGTTCTTTCAGAACATGGTGTCCTCTAAAGTACAGCATCTAAACAAAGTACTGGATGATGCAGTAGGGTAGTTAGGGGTAGATACCTAATATCGCTTAGAGAGGCTGTTTGGGGGCTTAGAATGGATATTAATGAATTCCAGAAACTATTAAAGCAGAAAAAGTTCGACACCGACTTTTTGATGGAACAGATGAAGTATGGTGGTGCTGATCCGATGTTAGAACTAGGGATAAGAACACAGCCTCATGTACAAGTTCTCCCTAGTATTTTGAAGAAAGACGTTACAAATGCGATGGGTATGTACATAGACCCAGAGTATGCTCAATCAGTTTTTGGCAAGCAGTCGGCTAGCGCACCTGAGATATTGAGATCGGGTTTTAAGTCCACAGTTTATCCTGAGGCAGAGGACTTGTATAATGACGCAAAGAGTAAGGGGCTTCTTGCAGAGAATGCAAAGGACTTTAAAGCATACCCTCAATACCCTATGGATAAAGGATTTATTGGGCAATGGGCTGATACATTAGCGAGAGAACATACACAGTATGGTACTCCTGAGTCTGCCAACATTGACGATGAGGGTGTAACCCGTTTAGTGTCTAACCCGATATGGGGCCATGAATTCAGACACGCAGCATTTGATGCTTTAGAAAAGGAGTTTGGGAATAAGAAACTTGGTCATGCCACAGAAGAAATCCTTGTAAGGCAATACGATCAAAAGTATGGAACAGACTTACAGAAGAAAGAGGCTACAAGGTATATAAAACGAGAGGCTAAGAGGCTTAATATGCCTGTAGACCAATTGTTGTCGCTGGTGAAGCGCAAATTTGCTCCTTCTATAATGGCAAGAGATACTAATGCACGAAGACTTAATGCTATTTTAAAGAAGCGTTACAAGGAAGCAAGGGAATGACGGCTCTAGAAGAACTAAAAAAGAGACTTGAAGAGGCGAACTTCAATATGAACCGTGCTGCCGAAATGCCTGCTGGTGGCAAGTATGGGGCTCCCGGCATAGGTGGAGAAGAGGTTCTAGCCGCACTGCTCCCTGCTGGCATTGGCATGGGAGGTCGTGCAATAGGTGCTGGCGTTAGAGGATTCAACGCAGCAGGAAAAAGGCTTGACCCACTAGCTGAAGGGATAAGTGGATTTGTCACATCTCCTTCTGGACAACAGTTCTTAGGAAGCTGGGCTAAGTCAGCACTGTTAGGAAAACTTGCTAAAGAGATTGAGAACAAGTATGGTGTGGCTTCTCAGCCTTGGCTCAGGCGTGAATTGAAAGGGGATGAGAAAAGAAGGGAAGAGACTGCTGCACAACACAGAATCTTCGATGAAGAGAGGGGAAAGATAATTGGAGACTTTAAAGATAAGATGCCCTACCATAGGGAGAAGTCTCAAAAGGTTGTCAACATTGGCATGGGCGCTACCATGCGAGATGTTAAAGCAAAGCAGATAGAAGAGAGGAAAAGAAAAGAATGGGCCTTAACGCTGCTGGATCAATATCAACAGCAGGGAGCATCCAAGAAACAGATTGATGATTTTATAGAGCATTCAGGAGTTGCTTTCAATCCTGACAGAGAAAGCAAGTTTCTGAATGATGCAGTACTAGGCGCTAAAGAGGTAGAGCAATACTACCCTAATCCAGAAAAAGCAGAAGTAGTTGATTTTCCATCACTTCTCATGCCTCAAAGCCGTATACTGAGAAGAGAAGAGGATGAGACGGCGGCTCCCGGTTTAGTCGAGAAAGATTCTCAAGAACTGTTCAGGAAAGATCCAGAGAAATGGTTGTGGAGGCTAAATAGTAAAGATGTTCTGGACAGGCAATCTGTAGATCCAGACATGCTAACTAGGGCGCTAGAGGCTCAAGGTATCGACCCTTATGAATTTAAGAGATTCCACTATTTAGGGTTTGATGAGTTTGATATCATTCCAGAAGACGTATTGGCAGGCATTGAGGCTGGTGAGTCAGATGCTTACATTTATAACAATGTCTCTGGCGGTGGCGCTGGTGGTATGCGATCCGAATGGCTAAATGAATTAAATGCTTTGATTGCAGGAAAAGAGTCTGGTAAATATCCAGAATCTATAATGAAAACTCTTGATGAAGGGATTGAGGCATCAAGGAATATAATAGCAAAGTTTGATGAAGCATTTGGGTATAATGCTGAAGAAGATAAGTTAAAGTTGGAGAGCAATCTAACTGGCACTGAATTTCAAATGCTACAAGATATAAGAAATAAACCTGAAGGGCAGAGGTTGCCTTTTGAAAGAAAAGAGTTGCTCAGATTAGAAAGCAGAACTCGGTGGGGCAAAGAGTTTGAATTATGGGAAAATTGGGAGTATGACGAATGAATGGTATAGAGGGAATTTTAGCGCAAATACAGCAAGGAGGACAAGATCCTTATGCTCAAATGAATCCAGAGGGCATGCCTCCGGAAGGAATGCCTATGGGTGGAATGCCTCCACAAGGTATGCCTATGCAGGAAATGCCTCCACAATTAGCACCACAGCAAATGCCGCAGCAGCCTGTGACGGGGCCGCTAATGGAGCCTCCGTTTGACCGAATGCACCAAGCCTACATGGGTGGGGCTGGTATTGATTCTCAGATGGAAGAGTCTCTATCGGTAACAGCAGAAGACATTGAAAGGTATCTAATGATGTTCCAAGGAATGGGTTCGTCTCAAGATGGTATTAAAACAAATGAAGTAACCATAAAGATTAGGAAGTCAAAGTAATGAGCGAGAAGATGGATATGTTTGTGGAGTTCTACTCCCTTACTGGGAATGCAACTAAAGCAGCAATCCATGCTGGATATTCTGAGAAGACAGCAAAACAACAAGGGTATAGATTAAAGAACCAGTTGCAGGATAAAATAGAAGAACGAGTAAAAAAGATTCTCATTCAAAAGGTTCCTTCAGTTTTGAATTGGGTTACTGATCTTGCAGAATCAGCACAGTCTGAAGCGGTAAGACTTGGAGCAATAAAAGATATCTTAGACAGGGCCGGTATGAAGCCTGTAGAGAGAGTGGAGCAAACCAATATAGAGAAACTGTCTACAGAGGAGTTAGAGAGAGAACTATCATCTTTATTGAAACACTAATGGGCACTCTGCGAACTATGATCCCTTATAGAGGGGTATGATGTCTACTGAAAGAAAGGTTGAAATACTAAAAGAGTTAAGGAAAAGAGAAAGATATAATAGATTAGATTATTACGACCCTTATCCTTACCAAGAAAAATTTCACCAAACAGGGAAGGACTGCAACCAACGATTATTAATGGCAGCTAACAGAATAGGTAAATCCTATTGTGGCAGCGCTGAGTTGGCTTATCATCTTACTGGAGTATACCCTGACTGGTGGGAAGGAAAGGTATTCAAGCAACCCATTGTGGCATGGGCTGGTGGAGTATCTAATGAGACAACTAGAGATATTGTTCAGTTTGAGTTATTGGGTTCCCCCGACGACCCAGAGGCATTTGGATCTGGTACTGTTCCTAAAAACTATATAATAAAAACGGAACGAAAACCGGGCGTCCCTAATGCCAAGAGTGTTGCTTTAATACGACATGTGTCCGGTGGGAACTCTTCTTTATTCTTTAAAGCCTATGAGATGGGCGTTGAGAAGTGGCAAGGAAGATCGGTTGATTGTATCTGGCTTGATGAGGAACCTCCAAGAGACATATACTCACAAGCAGTAACCAGAACCTTGGATAGGCGTGGAATGGTTTATATGACATTCACACCAGAAGCAGGAATGACCGAGACTGTGGCTAGGTTTATGAACAACCTACAGCCCGGACAGGCGCTTGTAAATGCTACATGGGACGATGCTTCTGAAAGAGTAAAGTCCATGCGAGGAGAGAATGGGCATTTAAACGAGATTGTAATGGAGCAAATACTTGCGAGTTACAGTCCGCATGAACGTGAGATGCGTCGATATGGTCGCCCTTCTATTGGCTCTGGCCTTGTATTCCCGATAAATGAAGAGAAGGTAATGATTGATCCTATTAAGTTGGAAGATCATTGGCCTAGAATAGCAGGGATAGACTTTGGGTTTGACCACCCAACTGCTGTTGTCTGGACGGCATGGGATAGAGAAGAGGACACTTATTATATCTATGACTGCTATAGGCAATCAAAAGCCCCTCCCTCTATTCATGCGTCTCAGATCAAAACAAGACAGGACTTTATTCCTGTGGCTTGGCCTCACGATGGCAACAGGCGTGATTCTATGGGTAATCCCGGCCTTGCGGATCAGTATAGGAATCTTGGGTGCAATATGCTTCCTTTCCATTTTTCAAACCCTCCGGCACTTGGGCAAAACAAGGGAGGCAACTCAATTGAAGAAGGAATAATGGTTCTTTTACAGGCAATGGAAGATGATAGATTCAAAGTCTTTTCTACACTATCTGATTGGTGGGAAGAGTTTAGGATGTATCATAGAAAGGCGGGCAAGATCATCCCCTTTCAGGACGATCTAATGTCAGCGACAAGATATGCAGTAATGTCTTCAAGGTTTTCAGTTGCTGGTCAAGACGACGCATGGACTAATGAAATAGAATATAGGAATTATGGCATCATCTAACAAAATCACAGATGACGATTTACTTGCCCGTATACAAGGAGAGTTAACAGACTCTTTAGGATACGGAGATACGATATCTCAGCAACGTGAAAAGTCAATGGAATATTATTACGGCCTTCCCTTTGGAAACGAAGTGGAGGGGCGTTCTCAATTTGTCGACTCTACCGTTCAGGACACCATAGAGTGGATAAAGCCTTCTCTTATGAGGATCTTTGCTTCTGGTGACGAGATGGTTAAGTTTAATCCTGTTGGCCCAGAAGATGTTGAAGTGGCAAAACAGGCCACAGACTATGTTAATTACGTTTTCACTAAAGACAATCCCGGCTGGGAGATACTTTATTC